AAGTGCCCCCAGATGCTTTAGAATGGGCATTTTGGGATTACTTGAACCCACTGCTGGATGCACTCGAGCCGTATGTAGAGGAATTTCCTGAATTCTGTTGCGTGCTCGATGAGGTTCGAATGGTGAATGGTGATTCCCAGTCTCTCTTCATGAGCAAACTTGATATGAAAACTTCTTGTGGACCAATTGGTCCTGGATCTGGAAGCAAAATTGATAGTGGACTTTTCGTGGAAATCGAGAAGGGAGACAGAGGAGAAAAGAGATATGCCCTTACTCCGCAAGCCCGCGACCACCTTGAAGAAATGGAAAAGTGCTTCAAGAGTGGCGTGAAGTATGGCGTGTGGAGTAGGACTTGTCTCAAGGACGAAGTAGTTGAAGAAGACTCGGAAAAAGTCAGAATCTTCTACATTCTTGAATGTCTGTTTTCTCTTATGGTGCGGAAATACTATCTCCCAATTATTGAGTTCCTTTCGCGACATCCGACTTTGTCTGAATGTGCTGTGGGACTTAATTGTGCGGGACCTGAATGGGAACAACTTATGACGTATGTCCAAGAGTTGGCCACTGACGGACAGGGAACTGACTGGGACTATTCTAAGTATGATCTCAGAAGGTCACCTGACGTCACTATGGCATCCATGATGGTGTATAGGAAAATTGCTCAACATATGGGATACTCCGAGGAAGCCCTTTCAATTATGGATGGGATTGCAGATGAACTACGCAACCCAACCATTAATTGGAATGGTACGATCGTGGAATTGTTTCTATGGTCGTCTGGAAACAGTCTTACTGTTTATGGAGGATCCTCTGACAACTCTCTTCACAACCGCTGCTCTTTCTATAAGGCTGCAGTGGCCGAACTTGGTGTCGAGGAGTTTAAGAAGCTGGGATCTTTCCGTGACAACGAGAGAATGTGCACGTACGGTGACGACGGCAATAGTGCTTCCAAGCCTTCTGTTCGTCGATTTTGTAATTTCTCTGCCAAGAAACGATATTTCGATAGTATTGGAATGAAAATCACTGACGCTGCCAAAACGGACAACCCAAGGGATTCTGCACCCTTTGAAGACATTGATTTTTTGAAACGAAAGAGCGTCTACCATGAAGCTCTTGGTCTACGTCTCGGTGCATTAAGTCTCGATTCCATCAATAAGATGGCCC